AGTGAAGATAGTGCCTGTGCTGCTTTCTGATTTAGCGGTAATGTTAGGTGCGTAGACAGCAAATGCAGAACCACCTCCAGAATTAGAGGCTGTGCAAGTCATCGCAAACTCCGCATCCTCAGTCATATTGTTAGTAAAAGACGCGCGGGTTTGCCCAGTGGTAATGTCAAAAATTCCAGAAATATTCATGCTATCACGAATAACTGTAGTG